AGAGTCTGCTAAGAAAGGTATGAGTGCTGCAGAGTTTAAACAAGAGTACGAAGCAGATTTTGCTACCTTTGAGGGGCAAATATACGAGAGCTTTGACAGTGATAAACATGTGATGGATTTGAGTGATAAGGATTGGTTAACTGACCCATATCGTTACGAAACTATAATGGGAATCGATCCTGGTTACAAAGATGCCACAGGTGGTCTTGTTATTAAGTACGATACAGAATACGATACGTTCTACGCAATATGGGACTATCAAGTTAGTCAGAAACTTACTAGTGATCACGCGAAAGCGTTCATTAAGGTGTATGATAAGTATGACGTAGACATGGTATTTTGCGATTCCGCTGCAGCTCAGTTTAGGCAGGACATGGCAGTAGAATACGATCTTCCATCATCTAAAGCTAAGAAATCAGTTCTAGACGGTATAGCTTCTGTACAATCATTGATCGATAACGATAAGTTATTTGTTAGTCCAGAATGTGAAGATCTAATATTGATGTTAACCAACTACCGATGGGATCCTAACTCTGCGTTAATAAAACCAAAGCCTAAACATGATCAGTTCTCGCATTTAGCGGATGCTCTACGCTATGCTATATATAGCTATAGGCGATAGAGTCAAACTTAATTAACTAGTTGACATTTTTGTTACTGTTAAGTATAATATACTTATATTGAATCAAAATGTACCGAACTGGAAAATTACATAGAACTATATTTTTAAAGTAATTTCGCTGTTTCAGCGGAAAAAGTACTAACATTAAAAAGAACTTTTAATTTCCAGAGGAGAGACATTATAGCTTCAAATACTAACAAACGAGTGGCAACAAAACATATTCGAGACGGAATAAAATCACAGTACCCGAAAGAGTGTAACTGTGCAGTGTGTGATACGGAGCTGGACCTAGAATTCCACCACTATCGTACACTCTCTATCTTGCTGAAAGACTACTCCAGACAACATAATATACCCATTTCTACAGATGAACAAGTTCTAGCTATGCGAGACAAGTTCTATGAAGATAATTGGGAAGCTGTTGTTACTGATGGGGTTACGCTATGTAACGAACATCATAAAAAATTACATAAAGTATACGGCAGAGAGCCTGCCATGTCTACTGCTGAAAAGCAGAAAGTTTGGGTGCTTAAACAGCGCCAAAAAGTTATGGACAGAGAGTCGGGGACGGAATCCCAACCTACTATAGACTCAGGAAAATTCACTAAACACATACCAAGGATACGGAAATCTTTCGCGTCCCTACTTTAAGGAGTCCAGTATGCCAAAATTTTGGGCAAATATAGTAGAAAAACTAAATCCCGTACAGCCTATTATAGGTAGGGATGAAGGTTCTAACATAGGGACTACCCAATCAAAGATAAATACTTTAAAAAATGCTTACGAGCTAGTTGAAGTAGTTAATAGGTGTGTCAATTTACTAATTGATAATGCCTCGATGATAAACTATGACGTTGCCGGATCGCTATCCTTTACAGGACAAGCAACAGGCGTACGAAATAAGACCCTAGGAAATCTACTAAACCACCGACCAAATCCCTATATGGATATTAATACGTTCAGACGTTTAATCATAATGGATTTTATAATGGATGGTAATGCTTTTATTCATTATGATGGTAGTAGCCTATACCACATACCTGCTGCAGAGATGGAAGTAATTCCTGACAATAAACATTATATAAATTCTTTTATATATAATGGGCAGCACACGTTTAAGTCAGATGAAATAATTTTTATAAAAGATAATAGTCTCAACAGTATTTACCGAGGAGACTCAAGAATTAACAGTGCACTAGATAGTATACTTTCTAGAGAAGCTATGTTAAATTTCCAAAAGTCATTTTTTGAGAACGGAGCGGTAATGGGTCTTATTGTAGAGACCGATGAAATTCTTAGTAAGAAACTAAAAGATAGACAAGAAAAAGAGTGGATGGCTAAATTCAATCCTAAACGGGGTTCTACTAGACCACTAATTCTAGACAATGGTTTAAAAGCCAAATCTATGTCAAACTCAAACTTCAAAGAAATGTCGTTCAACGAGAGCATAGATGCTAAAGAAGAAAAGATTTGTATGGCCCTAGGGGTTCCTCCTATCCTACTTAATAGTGGTAACAACGCTAATCTTAAACCTAACTTAGAGCTAATGTTCTATACTACTATTCTTCCTATGATGCGTAAGTTTGAATCCGCATTTGAGTACTTTTTTGCTTACGATGTAGAACTCTCTACTCACAAAGTCCCAGCATTAAAGCCAGACCAAAAAGATCAGGCAGAGTATCTATCTTCACTAGTTAATAATGGTTTAATGATAGGTAATGAAGCTAGGGTTATTCTTAGATTAGAGCCGGTTGATGACCCTCTAATGAAGAAAATCAGGATCCCAGCAAATGTTGCAGGATCTGGTACAGGTGTCTCAGGACAAGAAGGTGGAAAGCCGCCAGAAGATAAGGAATAAATAATGGATCACGTTATTAAAGAAGTATATAAAGTATTCGGTACTAAGCTCCCTGAGACAAGAAGTGCGTACAGCGCCCAGTCTATGAAGCCTTTTCCAGTACTTACTATTACTAAAGCTTATAAGAATTGGACAGTGTTTTACTCGGAGTATACTAAATACTGTATTGCTCAACGTAACATCCAAGTCAAAACTAAAGTAGTAGAGAAGAAGGTGGTGTCTAAATATGTCAAAAAAGATGTATAATGCCCAATTAGTAAGTAAGATTAAATCCGTTCATCTAGATGATGATGGTGAAGATCTTATAATTGAAGGGTATGCCAACACAGTTACTAAAGACCGTGCTGGTGACGTTATTCCAATGGAAGCTTGGATGACAAAAAATGCTCTCACCAATTACTTAAAGAACCCAATTGTTCTAGCTTACCACAACCATAGTATGCCAATCGGAGCAATGATTGGTCATGAGGTTACGGAGATAGGACTAAAAATAAAAGCGAGAATCAGCAAAGGTGCTGGTGACGTTTATCATTTAATCAAGGATGGTATCTTAACAACATTTAGTGTTGGATTTGGTATACTTGATGCAGAATACGACCAGAAATCGGATACGTACTACATCACAGATGTAGAACTACACGAGGTATCAGTTGTATCTGTGCCATGCAATCAAGACTCTGTCTTTTCGGTTGCTAAAAGCATGAACTCTCAAGACTTTGAGAAATTCAAAAATAACATTACGCCATCCGGCGATATTAAGGACAAAAATATAATGACTTTAGAACAAATGCAAGCACAACTTGCAGAAATGCAAAAAAATTCAGTAAGCCCAGAGGCAATTGCCAAGGCTGCTGCTCAAGCTGCAACTTCAGCAATCGAAGCTGCTACATCAAAAAAATTAGCTGAAGATGCTGCTACATTAGTTGCTGAAAAAGCTGCTGCTGACCAAACTGCTAGCGTAAAAACTGCTGCTCGTCTTGAAGCTGAAACTTTAGTAAAAGAATTAAAAGCTGAGTTAAGTGCTAAAGATGGTACTTTTGCTGAGATGGTTAAAGCTAACAACGATCAGATCGTTTCTCTTAAAGAAGAAATCGCTCAGGTAGTTGCTTCACGCTCTAACGCAGTATCTGCAGTTGCTACAGCAGTACGTGGCGGTGACGCTCAACGTGCAAAGAACGTAGACTCAATGGTAATGTTAGGCATTATCAAAGGTGTAGACTGTGGTTTAACTTCTTTCGGTAAGAAATTTACTGCTACTGAAAAATCTGTTAACGGTTCTTCAAGCATTGCTGTTTCAAGCGATGGTTATGAAACTGAGTTTTCTACTAACTTAATGCGTGATATTCAAGCTAAATTAGTTGTTGCTCCATTATTTACTGAATTATCAATGAATTCAGCTAATATGACTATTCCAATTAATCCAGCACGTTCAAACGCTAACTGGATTTCTGCTGCTAACATGGCTGACGGTACTGCTTCTGCTCGTACTGGTGCTGAGATTACAGTTACAATTACTGAAAAGACTCTTAAGACTTTCAAGCTTGCTGCTAAGACTTTCTTAACAGAAGAGACTGAAGAAGATGCAATCATCTCAGTAATCCCTCTTTTACGCTCTCACTTAGTTGAGTCTCACGCTGCTGAAATGGATGCTTCATTCTTAATCGGTGATGGTACTGCTAAGCCTAAAGGTTTGGCTACTCAAGCTATGGCTGTAGCTGCTGGTGCACAAACTTCAGTTTCTACTGCTAAAGCAGATGGTACTGTTAAAGTAACTGCTGCTGATTTATTAGCTGCACGCCGTAAGATGGGTCTTTATGGTATTGATATTAAAGATATTTCATTAATCGTTTCTCAAGACGCTTACTGGGATTTACTTGAAGATGCTGAATGGGCTGATGTTCAACAGGTTGCTACTGCTTCTACTAAATTAGTAGGCGAAGTTGGTAACGTATACGGTATGAAAGTACTAGTTTCTGATGAATTTGCTGCTAAAGCTGTTAGTACTGCTTACGCTGTTATGGTTAATACTTCAAACTTCGTAGTAACACGCCAACGTGGTGTAACTTTACGTAGCGATTTTGATATTGAGTTAGATCGTACAGTATTCGTTGCAACCCAACGCGTTAACTTGGAGCCTCTAATCGAAGCTTCTGCTGGTAACGGTAAAGGTGTTGTTGCGGTTACATACGCAGCCTCTTAATATAGATTAATAAAAAAGGCTGGCTATATGCCGGCCTTTTTTGTATAGGAGTATAACATGAGTATAATTACTTTAGGAGCTTATAAAACTTATATGGGTATTAGTAGTCCCAATCAAGATAGTAAACTTCAATACATCATAGACTTCGTTAATCAATATATAGTAAACTATTGTAACACTACATTTACACCTACTGTAGTGCTTGTACATAAAACTTCTTGCCTTAATGGAGAAGAAATTTTACTGCCCCATGCGCCTATTATAAGCGTGGAAGCAATTAGATATAATGAAGTTGCCTTGGATGTTGCAGGATACCTCTTGCACAAGGGAGAAGGCAGAATAGAATCTTACACTAGTTTTTCAAAGAAAAGGTTTGCCTTAGAAGTAGATTACACACACGGACACTCTAGTGTTCCTGCAGATCTAATGTTATCGGCTTTTGAGTTTGTTACTTATTTAAATAAGCGAGAGTTTATAAAATCTAGGAATCTAGGTAATGGTCAGTCTGCAGACTATGGAGATACGGAGCTAATCCCGTCTTATATAAAACTGGCTATGAATATTTATAAGGTACTGTAATGAGTGCTGCATATGACGCAATATTAGAAAGAAAGCTAGGTAGAAAATTAAATAAAGCTAATGCTATTGATGCTACTACCTCGGTAAATATAAATGCTAAAGGGTTATCTTTAAAAAACTCATTTATAGAATTAAAAAGTACCGATGTATTTGCAGAGGGTGTTGTAGATGATGCTTTTAATGCGGCTTCGGAAAGGTTAGATGATATATTGGAAAATATAGTAATGGGTCAGCGGTTTTTTGATAAAAAGACCGAGACTACTAAGTTTGCTAAGAAAGGTAGAGTAAAGATACCTGGCGAAGTAAGAGGTCTTAGAAATAAGGCAGGTCAATTTATTTCTGGACTACAGCTATCTGTAATACTAAATTCTACTTTAGATAACTATATTTCTCAATTGATGGGTCATGATGGTAGACTTGAGCGGCAGTCTGGTAGGTTATCTAATAGCGCACAGGTTACTGGTATTCGTTTCCAAGATAATGTTGCTAACCAGAGGGAGAATAAGGTATCTATCTTTTTTAATTATATGATAGCTCCTTACTCTGTATTTGAGGAAGGAGGGCGTCAACACAAACCCGGCAGATCCCCAAGTATTTTAATAAAAGAAGCACTACACTTGGCACTTAGAAATGCCCTTAGTAAGACGTCTTTTAATAATAATGTGTTCACAAACATATATAAAGGAAGGAGGTTTTAATGAGTGCAAGATCAGGAATAGCTAAAGGTTTAGCTTCAGTTATAGGTACCTCTTTAAATGGTACTGGAATATACGTTAATAATATTTATGAGAACGTCACAAATAAAGTAGTTCATTTCGATGATATACAAGACTTTCCATATATAAGTGTTACCCCCGGACCAGAGAGCAGAGAAGATATGCCCTCTAATTTTACATGGGCCACTATAACTATGTATATAAGAATATACGTAGAAAGTAATGAAGATGCTCAGGGAGAGCTAGAATCTCTCATATCGGATATAGAGAATGTTGTTGACACGCACTTAAATTTGTCGTATAATGTAACTACATCCCAAGGTTTGGAAATAAGAAATACGGTGGATAATAGTATTATTACCATCACTACAGATGAGGGTCTACTTGATCCTAATGCTTTAGGCGAAGTCGTTCTAGAAGTTCGATATGAAAAAATAAGACAAACATTCTAAAAGGAGAATATAAAAGATGAGCATTAACTTATCAAGAAATACCCGTTTGTGGATTAGTACCGTGACTACTGGTCACAATAACGCTAATACATTCGAGATACCCGTACAGGAAGGTTACTCTCTTTCTCAATCAGTAACGTCATCAGATGTTATGGTAGAAGAAGCAGGCCCTACACCAACACGTGGTTCAAAACGTTTTAATGAAACTATGGATCCAGTGGATTGGAGTTTCACAACCTACACAACACCGTATGAAGATACTAACCACTACACTTGTGACATGTTATTATGGCATGCCCTAGCAAACGCTGATGGTACCGCTACTGATTTTGATAATACCACTTCAACTTCTACAGTATTCGGTGACGGCACTGCTTTTAATGTTGCTTTTACCAATAACTCTGCACATGTGCTAACTAAATTATATTTGTACTTTAAAATTGACAACCAGACCTACTTTGTAGATGCTGCACAAGTTAGTCAAGCTGAGGTATCTATAGATATTGCAGATATTGGTCAAGTAGCTTGGTCGGGACAGGCATTGAGTTATGCTCCAATAGCCAATCCTGGGTTTATGTCTTCTGCTGGTAGTACTTTAGATGAAGCTGCTCCTACTGCAGATAGCTATGTTAAAATACCCGCTGTTAAGTCTTATTTGGTTAATAAATTAACTATTATGAATATGACCGCAGATGTTGCGCCTAGTGCGAATAATA